TTGGGATAAGAATCAACTTTCACATGCATTGAGAACAGGTAACATACCTAGTAACTTAAGAAACGAGGCTGCAAGAGAAGCGTTGGCTAGTCAACAAAGCCATCAAGTCTTCTTACATTCTCTTGGTGGAATTCTTCCAGATGCTGCTTTTGAAACTAGCGGACCGAGAGGCGGCAGGGGTAAGACATCTGGGCCAGAAGCCAAGGCTGCTAAGATTGCTGAGTTTAAAGAAGCCCTTGAAGGAAAAGGTGTAGACACAAGTCCTTATTCTGATGAAGATTTGTATGACATGCGTAATAGTCCAATTATGTCTGGCCTGTTTCAAGAAGTTACTAAGTTAGATTCAAAGGCCGCTGGTGGTTATTTTAAGAGTATAATTCACAACACTGCTAACGCAGCAGGTTCTCATACAGATTACAATGACGAGGAGTTAATTCATCATATTAGTCAACAAGGGGTTGGTAAACATGACAAACCTGTTTCTTTTCACGCAAGGTCTGATTATGCTGGTAAAGTAATCGTTGGACATTTGTCGCATATTGCTCATGACCTTATGAATCAAGGTATGAGTAAAGAACAGGCTATGATAGGAGCAGTGGATGCGTGGAGAAATGCAGAAATTACTACTCCTCCTAAATCGAAGCCAAAAGAAGGGCTCAGAGAAAAGATTGAATCTGTGTTACAACAGATGTTAGATTACACAGGTCATGACCCGTTTGAGTTAAGAGACATACAAACAGACCTTACACAAACGGCTAGTACAGGATTACCTACACATTTTGCTGAAGAGCAAGCACACATGGCGGCTATCCCAGAACACTTTGAGCGCAGAGTACTGATGCCTACAGAGATGGCACCTGCCAATGCATCGAGAGAAGAGGGGCCTTCACGAGCACCCCCTGTTGGCGAACCTCAAGCAGAGGCACCTCCTTTGGCTTCTTTTGCTAGACAACCGGAGGCACCTTCGAGAGTTGCTGTGAGAGGCGCTCCTACTTCCGCTGCTGTTAGAGGACCTATACAAGCAGAAGCAGATGTTGCTGCAAGAGGTCGAGGTCAGTTTGACCCAGCACTTATTCAGCAATTTGGAACTAGACAAACTATGCTTAGTCCAATTGGAGCAGTTGAAGGAGCGCCTCCGTTGGTAGACCCTTATGCACCAGTGCGTACTTCTAATGATGTTCTCACAGGACTCAATGATATTTTGAGAAAGATGGAGCAAGTACAGGCTCTCGATGCTATGCAAGACGATTCTGTAAGAAAACTACTTCCTTCTGACAAAGTATCAATCAGTTCATTCTGGGATGTCCAAAGAGTTGCTAAGAGTCTAGGTATCACCAGTGTAGATGTTCATGGCTTGTATCAAAGTACAGGCGACTGGCACAAGGTTGCTGACCAATGGAATGTAAAACCTGATGTAGTAAAGGCTGTTAAGATTGCTTTTGGGGGTGTTTGATTGAAGAAGGTGTTAGTTAAGAAATCAAACAACCAAGTCTTGGTTAAGAAGACTGCTCGTACAGTTTTCCCTATTAGTGGAGGTCCACCTGTAATGATGCTAGGTGGCGGCGGCGGCGGTGGCTCTCGTGGTAGGACTTTAAGAGAGCAAGCAGGAGGTATTGTTGGTGGACTTGTAGGAGTAGCCGGTGCACTTACTGGTAATCATAGAAGCCTTGGAGGGTTGACTAATGCTATGGTTTCTGGAGGAGCAACAGGTTCTCAGTTAGGTAGCGCATTTGGTCGTAAATTCGTTGGTAGAAGAGGCCAAGAAATTGCTAACTTAAGAGAAGCGCAAAAAAGAGAAAATGCAAGGCTTGCTGCTGCACATAAAGAAGAATTTGGTGCTTCTGGCTTTAGAGATAAACCAATCGCTGACCAAAGAAGAACATATCTAAGAGGAGTCGCTGTAAGGCAGGCTGAGGATAAGCAGAGGGCTAGACAAGAGGAGATGGCAAGAGAAGCACATGCTAGAGCCTACGGAGGTCAGCAGGGCGCAGCGGACAAAGTAGATGCAGAAACTATGAGAAATCTTAGACAAAGGTTTGGTGGAGGACTTGACCCGTTTGAGGCCAGTAGTCGTGTAAACGCAATGAATGAGGGTTTTGAAAGTAGAGCAACTCCAGAACCAGCCGAATTTTACCCGACAGAAGGCTCTTTCCCAGTTGTTGTAAGAGACCCTGTTGAGCAAGCGACTCAAACTGCTAATAATAACTTTCAAACTGCTGGATTGGCTGCTAACAACGCAGTTATTCCATCTCCAGATGGAGTAGTTGGAGAAACTAATAGAGATGGAGCCTTAGAAAATACTGCCAATTATGGAGCAGAAGCGATAAACGACGAAATAGATGTTGAAGAGGGAACCCCTCCGAAACCCGAAGGCGAGGCTTCTAAATTAGACCCTAAAGATGTGACACCGGAACAACAAAAAATTCTTGAAAGGTCTCTTAGAGGAAGAAGGGTAAAAGTGGAGTGATGGAATGTGGAGGGTATCGATGAACTGGTCAGGGACATGGATGTGGAAATGTCCCGCAAGTCATTCGAGTACTTCTTCACTGAAATCCTTGAATTCGAGTTCTCTGACCACCACGAAGACTGGTTGAAAGGTCTCAATGAAAGCCGAAGATACTGCGTCAAAGCGAGCCGTGACCACGGTAAATCTGTATTCTTTATGTCCTATGCGCTTTGGTTAGCAGCATTTAATCCAAATACTCACATCATGATATTCAGTCACAGCCTTGAGCAGACACTTGAACACATGCGGTTTATCCGAAATAACATAGAGTCTTCTGATATACTCAAAGGTTTGAAGCCTACAGGTAAGCCTTGGGCTAAATCCTACTTCGAGTTCACTAACGGTAGCCGTATGATGGCTAAGTCGGTTGGTGGTGCTACTCGTGGTTTCCACCCTGATGTAGTAGTATGCGACGATATTCTTTGGGGTACTACATCTGGAGAATTACAAAGAGCAGCCGACTGGTTCTATACCGTTTTACTTCCGGTTCTGCACCACACAGGTAGGCTGATGATGGTAGGTACACCGTTCAGTTACAACGATTTGTACGCTGAGTTGGAAGATAAAAAGGCATTCAGAGTCGAAACCTATCCGGCTATCTTATCTAACGGTGAACCACTTTGGCCTAGCCGTTGGCCACTCGATGCTTTGAAAGTGCGAGAAGATTCTATGCCAGCGATTAAATTCGCTCGTGAATATCTGTGTGAACCTATCCACGATATGTCAAGTATGTTCCCGATGACTTTGTTAGAGAAAGCCAGAGACAAAAACTTGGTACTGCTTGACAAAGCGGAACAAGAGTTTGATGAGAACGGTCAGTCTTCTGGCGTATTTGGTCAACACTTTGTAGGCTGGGACCCAGCGATTGCATCTGATTCTAATGCTGACTATACTGCTATGAGCGTAATCAGGGTATTACCGGGTAGCGAAGAAAAACAGTTAGTGCATGTACTTAATCAAAAGGGATTAAGTGGTGCAGCACAGAAAAGACAAGTTATATTACTCAACAACAGATTCCAACCTGACCTAATTGAACTTGAAGGTAACAACTTTCAGCGTATGTTTGCGGCTGAGTTAAAAGATATGAGGGGTGATATTCCAATCAAGACCTTTATGACTACCAGACAAAAGAAGGAAAGTATGTTTATGTCTTTACTTATGGCGTTTGAACAAGGTCAGATGAAAACACCTTGGGGTGACGAGAAAAGCAAAGAGTTTACTCGCACTCTTGAAACACAACTCAGTAGATTCGGTATGCAGAAGAACGGTAGACTAGAGTCCGTAGGCAGTCACGATGACTTGGCTATGAGTTTAGCCTTGGCTAATTGGGCTACAAAAGAATTCAGAGGGTCAATCGTGGCACTTGATGACTATTTAGGAGGGTTTGATGAATGGTTTGGAGAGTCTTCTCAAAGAAATGTGGCGGGAGCCACTTGGTTCACAGTTTGATAAAGGATTATATTATACCAAAAAGTGGAGATAACTATGTGGCCAAGTCTGAACATCGGGGAATTTACCAAATCTCTTGACATGGGTCACGATACTCTCAACATTATTGCATCTAGTCTTACTTCTCACCCTCATGTAGATGACAACATAGCAAAGTCAATTGCATCTCAGACAGTAGTGTTCACGCCAGAAAATGTACCGGAGACGGTATATGCTCCTTTTTGCATAACTGGTGAGGGTTGGTTTGAAGACAGGCTTGGTAAGAGTGCATCGAGCATCGTCAAGGAATTAAGAAAGGCGAGAAGAGTATTCAAAGAACATCGTGAAGAGATAGATGATATCATAGATAATGTTCGTAAAATAAAGAGCATGGAAGTAGATGCCACTATCAAGCAACTTGGTTGGGGCTCTGAATACGAAGAAGATATCAGAAAGTTAGGTGTGAGTGAAAAGGATTTGAAGTCATTAAGGTTGTTCGGTGAAACTCGCAAAAGTAGTTTGATGAGAGCATGCAACTCTTGGGCATCAGCAGAAGATGCTTTGGCTAAGTTAGATGAATTTGAAGATGTCTGGGGCGAAGAAGAAAAACATGCTTGGGTAAATGCTATGCAGATGAAGCAAGATTCTCGTAAGATGTGGAGAAACGCATTACATCAAATCGACAACCTTTCCAAAGAACAACAGAAATGGATGAGATTAGCAAAGGAAGAAATCACAAATCACGGCTCTATGTCGGCAAGAGCAATCACTGAGAACCTTATTGAAAAAGGCGTACCTCGACTTAATTCTAACAGGTTATCTAAACTTCTCAACATGTACGGTGAGGAAATAAACATAGTCAAGGCTCATAGAAAAGGTGAGTATATGTGTTTATCCAAAGACGGTTTGGTAATCAAAGACGCTTGGGCTTATGCTGCTGGCTTCCTTGACGCTGACGGTTATATTACTATTACAGAAAGAGGCGAGCCGAGGGCTGGCTTTATTGCCACTGGTGACAGAGGTAAAATGCATTGTGAGCAATTACATAAGAACATAGGTGCGGGTGTGCTTCAACTTGACCAGAAAGTTTACAACGACAGTCAACGAAGTCAGCACCGTGTTAGTTTCTATTCCAAAGATGATTTGACTAAATTACTGGACAAAATCACTCCTCATTTACAAATGAAAGACAGACAAGCAAAGGCTGTTATGGCCTTTATTGGTGAAAAAGACCCTGTAAGAAAAACTGAATTAAAACGATTTGTTCAGTTTGCTAACAGAGACGGAACATCAAAAGGTGAGGAGTCTCTCCGAGAGTGGGGAGTAGACAGAGATACGGTCATAAGTTGGGCAGGTGGATTGTAATGGCAGAAGAAAAAGGCAGAATAAGTAGATTATTAGAATCATTGGCTAACCCGTTTAGAAGAAGAAGTACACCAGAGCCGCAAATGCCGCTTTGGACTACAGGTATACAAGAGCCTGTACTTGTACAAGGTATTACTATCCCAGCGCTTTATGCAGTGGCTCGTGAAAATCTAATTCTTAGAACAGTACTGACTACTTTACAACAAGAAATATTCCGTAGGGGATACTACTGGGAAAAGAAATTCCATAAGAAATGCATAGAATGCGATAAAGAATATCAACATGATGTAGATACTTGTGTAGATTGTGGAGGCGATGTCCGTGGTCCTGACCCAGAACAGTTAGTCTACCCTAAGTGGTTACTCGAACAAAGAAACTCTATGGAGCAGACATTCATGGATGTTCTTAGAGAGTTAGAATATGACCTTAACATTACTGATGATGCGTTCTTAATTCTTATCAAAGAATACTACATGGACCCAGAAACAGAAGAATTAGCCTTTTACAGAATTAAAGAGGTAGTTAGAGGAGACCCCATCTTTATGCGTATCATTGCTGATAAGCGTGGTGTAAGAGGTGGTCGTTTCAAAGTATGCCCTATTCATCGTAATGAAGTCAAGTCTTATTCTGGAGAAGAAAAGAATTGCGGTATATGTGGTCGTGAATTAGAAGATGTTCATCATGTCAATACAGCAGGTTCTGGAAAAACTCAATATTATATCAAGGGTGAAGTTATACATGTAAGCAAGTATAATCCTAGTAAATTGTATGGTCGAAGCCCTGTCTCAACTTTATGGCGACAGGCTATGACTTTGACAGCGATGGACAACTACATGTATACTGCTTATTCTAAGAGAAGAATACCAAGAGGTATATTGAGCGTCACTACCGATAATCTTGAATCTATGAAGTCTTTCTTCAAGGCTACTGATGAAAAGTTAGAGCGTGACCCTCACTACATACCTAAGATTGGTATTGAATCTGGTAGTGGTCGTGGTGGTATCAATTGGGTTAAGTTGATGGACAGCCTTGAAGAGATGCAGTATATTGCGGCCAGAGACGAAATGCGACAAAGAATTGCCGCTTTCTACGGTGTATCGAATGTATTCATGATGGATACTGGTAAATCTGGTGGACTGAACAATGAAGGTATGCAAATACTAGTTACTAACAGAGCAGTCGAATTTGGTCACAAAGTTTACACTGAACACCTTTTCCCAAGAATTGTAGAACAGATGGATGTCACTGATTGGAAATTGACACTCTATCCAAACGAAGAAGAAGATGAAGTTACTCGACTACGCCGTGATGAGATGGAAGTTAACATTGCTCAGAGAATGATGATGATGGGTTACAAGCCAGAACTCAAAGAAGATGCTAATCGTGATATCCGATTTATCTACAAGCAGCCAGACCCGAATGACCCTGCTCAGCAACAACAACAAGGCGGAATGCCTCCGGGCGGAATGCCTCCGGGCGGAATGCCAATGGGTGGTATGCAAATGGGCGGCGGTATGGGTACACCGGGTGCACTTCCGGGCCGTAACATTAGTCCACAAGGTGCTGCTCAGTTGGCAAGGCAATCTCAGATGGGTATGGGGCAACCCGGAGGAGAAGGTATGGGTCTGAGAAATAGAGGTCCTGCAAGCCCTCAGAATAGAACCAGTATGGGCTCAGGTGCACCGATGTCGAGTGTTCAGCAAAGAGGCCCTCAACCTACTGGAGTTCAACAGGCTAGTCAGAATATCATAAACGCTCGTAACCCTAAAGGGGCTTAGGAAGTTTAAAGTCAAGGAAGGTAGTGGAGATGAGCATGGACCTAAAGAAATTGGACCCAATGGCTAGAAAGATGCGTAACCATGTAGATGCTTTCTACAAGGCGCTAGATGATAACGACGGCTTTTCTGCTCGCAATCATATTAATGAAATTGTAAAGTATGCAGATTATCTTAGTACTGATGTTGAATCGGTAGTTATGAAGAAAGACGATAGCATTCAAGGCGTCAACGACATCTATGCTGGTGGAGTACCTATAAGGAAAATGACAGAAGTTGAAACCGTTCACAAAACAACCGATAATGTTTTGCCGGGCACAATTAGAACTTCTCGATTTGGAAACATCAACCGCAGACTATCAAACCGCACACTTTGAGGTGAGTTAAATGAGTGACGAGAGGGAAAATGTTGCTGAGAAACTCATGGGTGCTCTTATTAATAAAATGGAGAATATGGATGCTGGTTTACAGTTGATAAAAGCAGAGAATGCAGAACTAAAGAAAGCACTTACTAATCCTGCTAGACTTTTGAGAAAGGCTGGATTTGTATCAACATATAATAAATTCCCAGAAGATGTCATGCCTGACATTTTTAGAGGAGATTCAGAAGATGTATTGCTAAAGAGCCAAGACGGAGAACCTATGGCAATACCAAAGTCCAATGCTGATTTCCACAGCATGGATTGGGCAGATATACACGCACTCGCTGACCAAGCCAAGTCAGAAGGTGCTATTGGAAATGAAATAGGAATGGATTAAGATGAGACCTAGATTTGAAGCGAGAGAGCCAGAAGTTGACCGACTGCTAAAAGAAGCAAAGAAATTAGAAGAGCGTATTGAAAAGGCTCAGCCTAATTACTCTGGACAAAAAGAAGGCTCGACAGAGGGCTATGCTCGATTTGAAGCACAACCATCTGGAGTGCCTAACGCTTATTACAATACAAACAATATACCCACTCAAGTAGAGGATGTTACTAACAAAGGTGCAATAATGGAAAACAGCGATGTCTTGACACGCACATCACCTTACTACCCAACTGCTTTGAGCACAACAGGCGCTCTTGAAAACTTCAAAGGTGGCGACGGTCCAACCTTGTCAGAATTGAAGAAGTCTATTGACCGACTATCCAGCCGTCTAAATTGAACGGCTGGTGGTATGGATGATAGAAGGTCACTACGATACCTTTGACAGGGCTAAGTTTACTTTCATAGAATCTATTTACGACGGTATAGGCAAAGCAGACGCTGCTGCCGAATACTACTTTGCTAGTCTAAACTTACAAAGACACGGCTACGATTTGAACAATCAAGACGATACATTGCTCAAGATGGCAGATATCATTCTCAAAGAAGACCATGATTGGTTTCAAGAACAGTTTATGTCTGGCAACGAAATAGCACAGAACCCCTCTTTACAACCTTCGAGAGTCGTCACACCTGAGCCGGGTCAACCCTTTACTGGGGCTAACATCCAGATGAATCCGGGTGACCCTAACAGCGATTCTCATCATGACATTGACTATTTTGGTTCAAGTCTGTTTCCTTTACACGGCGATAACATGGCTGACCATGTTGCTGGTTTTTATTTAGGCGACACGCCCGGTCAAACTCCCAGTCGTGACCACGCTGACATCACTAATCATTTTCACAGAAAAAACTCACAGACCGGAGATGCTGAATACAACCCATCGGCGTTTCTGAGGAACAGCGCTAACTATGGGAAGTTAGCCGATGATATGACTAATCATGATATCTATGAAAGGCACTTCAATGATTGGAAAAGTAACAATGACCCAGTTGTAAGTTTGATGACTCAACAGATGCACGAGCAAGGTATATTCGATGATGATGAAATAAATCACAGACTTGCTATGAAGCATATGGAGGAAGCCAAAGAAGGTTGGAAAGACAATCTAAATTTAACTAACTACCTACTTGGTTTAGAGTGGACAACACCGGAAGAGCAACAAAAGGTATACGACCACATTGCTCGTTTTGGCTTGACAAATAAAAACAACCCCCTCAAATTAAGGGGTGGTAACGATTGGGTACCGAGAATAGTGCAGAATATACAGAATAGATTTGCATCTATTTATGACCACTGGGTAGGTAAGGGTCACATACCCGGCTTCAATACTAAAGCGATTAGAGAAAGAGAGCCTTCTGCTGCCAGAGAGCCGGGGCCAACCGAAAACATGTCAGCGTTTGGCGCTGTAGAAAATGGTTACAAACGAGCATTGGACTATTTACAAGAAATGGAAAATATACCAAGTATAGATTTGACTCAAAGACCTTTCTTAAATGAAGAATTTTCAAGCGACCCCAACGACCCAAACAAAGTAGTTAATCGGAGTATACAGTTCGTCAAACCTATTAAGCGAAAAGACCAATTTTTAGGTGAAGAAGTAGGTATGGATTTCAACACCATGAGGGCTTTGCTAGGTGCAGATTCAAACGGTAGACTACACGCTCCCGGTCAACACCCTGTTTACAGGGACAGATGGAACCCAGAAGAAGGTCCTTTTAACCAAGAAGAAGTTGACAAGATAATGCGAGAAAGAATAAATCGAACTCGTAATATATTTGCTGGTAAGATAGGTAGGAGAGAGGCTAGTATACATTATGCTCCTCACATAGATGAAGAAGACTTTGACCCTGAGTATACTAAGGGCGGAACAAGTAACGATTCCTTAGCAACTTATTGGGGCAAGCCTTTCAAGGTTGGTGGATTGAATAAGAATCCACAATTGTTGTTTGAGTTGCTTCATCAGGCTACATTGCTTCACGGCAAAAATCATTTCAAGACAGGTATCAAAGGTGAGGAGTCAGAAGAGGCTGATATATTTGAACAGGCTTTCGCTCAGATGCGGGCTGGAGAAGAAAAAATCGGACCTTATGATGAAGGCTATCCTGCTGACCAAGTGACTATGGATAACAAAGGGTATGAACAAAGCCTGTTCTTTATGAAGAATCCTAATACAGGTAAACTTGAACATAGAAGGTTACATGAAGATAGTGATGGAGGAGAACACCTTACATTCAATACTAAAAGCGCATTTGCGCCGTTCTTACCCAGACCCATGGAGGTTGTTGATTCTAAGTATAGTGACAAGCCACAAGTAGATTTTGCCCACCCCGAACACGCAATTAACATCCATTCTGCTGGTTTTGCTAACCACTCTAATAAAGATGTAGGAACTAACAATTTCTTTTCTCGACACGCCCAATCACTCAATCCAGCGGTCACTAACTTACATCTAAACGAATATGAAGGGGCAGTCGATGAATTAGACGATAGATTACAATTCAACATAAAACAAAAACTTAATGGATATATAAGCGGTTTTTTCGCAACTCATAATCCGTTTACTTTCCAAGGCGGTCACGACCCTGCTGCTCGTGAGAAGGATGCTGGTAAGGATGCAGTTATGATAGCACAGCACAAACACCTTGCTGGTCCTCCGGGCACACCTGTAGAAATAGGTCAGGTTCACGATGGTCACCGCCCGATGGGTAGAGATGTTTACCTACCGTTAACACACGGTGAAGACCATGTTAACAGAACTCGTGCTAACAAAGTAAGGGCTGATAATCTTAAGCGTCAAATCGCAGATTTAGAAAGCGCAGCATCTGAAGAAGAGGGTGAAACCAATCAAATAATCGAAAACAAACTTATGGATTTGGAAGAACAGTTATCGATGATTCCTACACTTGAGCCTAAGATGTTTGGTGACAAGATGCCAGAAGGCACCAAGATGTTACTAGAAAAGTTAGAGGCTGACGACCAAGCCTACGAAAAGTTAGCACAACAAAAAGCCGCTGAGTTTCCAGAACTGTTTGATAGAAGTCTACCCCCTGACATAATCGAGGGTAATCTAAGACAGTTTGCTCGAATGCTAAATGATTATTTTATTAATGCTCCCTCAAAAGCACACGGTCTGACCTCACTCACATCCAGAGACGAATACGGCGAAAAAGAGATGAATGAAAATTTTAATCCAATTGCAGAATCTGCTAAGGATTTTGCTCATAATAGTGATGTCAAGTTTAGTTATGTTGATTTTTTAAGGGGTGGTGCAAATCGAGAGCGCTACATGGCAAAGTTAGCAGAAGATTTGGGTTTAAACCCAGAAGATTTCCATACCCAACAAACCATGAAACATTTTCTCGAAGATGTAGTAAACCCCATTATAGATGAAATGGAAAGTCAAGGGATGTATGATGATTTAAGGAATTTAGAAATTCCAATTCAAACAATTGGTAATTTTGCTAAGCATCATTTTGATACGCCAGATGCTGACTTTGGTGCGACGCTTGAACAAATGAGGAAGACTAGAGGCTTTGATAATGAAGATGCTGATAACTTAACTACCATGGTTGACAATTTGAGAAACGCATTAGTGCCGCATAGAAGAGGTATGGGTGGTGCAGAAAAGGCTGGTGTCGACGAAAGAAATTATCAGATGGGTTTTGACATACATCACGCTGTCAATCCTGATGAAAGGGTACATGAACATTTTAATGAAGAATTAAAGAGACTGCAAGAAATGAAAGATAAGGCATTTGCTGGTCCTCAGCGTAACAGGGTAGAGAATGATATTAAAAATTTCAAATCGAAGATGATTAACTCTAGTTTAGTATTAGATAAAAGAACAAAACAAACTCTACAAGATAAACATGCTGAAAAACACGGTGAGTCTTATAGAAAGGGTAAGCATTTCAAAAGCACTAGTAAATCTTACAGAGTACAGCAAACTCTTGATTCTTTAATTCATAGTGACCCGTTTGTCGAACCGGGTGCTGCTCCTGCCGCAGTTACTGCTAGATTGAGTGGGCGAGTTACTAAACCAATAGAACCAGTTGGGCCGAATGCTCACAATATAGTTGCTTCGACTTACAACTCATCTGGTAAGCGAATGGAGTTTGGTCACAATGTTCCTGTTACTTTCGACTATAAGATAGGTAAAGACGGGAAGATACAAATAACTCATCTACCTGAACCTAAGCGTGAGAGGTTGGTTCAACCGACAATGGGTATATGGAGGGGAGCAGGTTTGACTGATGTATTACACGGAACTGATTGGAACCAACCTCTTTTCCTTCAAGAAGAGCATATACCTGCTCAATTTAAGAATAATAGGAACGAATCTAATACGATTGCTAAGTCAGACGCTAACTTAGCAACACTTACCAATCCTGATATTATTCGTAAAGATATAGCCAAAGAAGTACCTATCTTACAACCGATGCATCGTATCTTTGAACTAGATGACCTTGAACACCTGCGTGGTTTTACAGGCGACTGGATAGTATCTGTTATGCCAGAAGGCGAAAGAGGCTTTGTCAAGAAAGAGGATGATGAAGTTACTTCGACTAATTTTACTTTATCAGATGAAGATAAAGATAATTTTAAGAAAGTAACTGATAATGATTATCATTTAGATGTGTTCAAGACCGAAGAGGGCTACTATATCTTTGATGTATTGAAGTATGATGACAAAGAGGTTCATGATGTCACTATAGATGACCGAATCAAAATACTTAGAGGTGGTTTGGAAGGTGTTGAGAATGTACATGTTCCGAGCGCTAGTGATACAAGACTTACAGACGATGCTGGCCTCAAAGTTACAGTAGAGGATTTGCAGAAAGAAAATGAGAAGTTGTTACTTCGTGATGCTAAGTCTACTTACATGGCTGGTGAACTTCGACACCCTAAGTGGGTGCTGCTCAGTCCGGGCAATGATGTTGTACTTAGAGTATTAGAGAGAAGAGGTAACGGTCCTTACACCTATCGATTAGGCACTGGTCCAATTACTAAAGACGAAGAATTAGGTGACAGGGCTGTAGAGGCTGACGGAGAAGTTTACATGGATGTCGGCGCTGCATTTGACAGTGATGAAAAGTACAACGAGGGTGACCATGTTAGAGTCAATGTCAGTAATGTAGGTGAATCAGAAACAGCCGAAGGACAGAAGTTGTTTACCGTAACTGGCTCTAAGATTGAAGAAGAGGCTGAGGGAGAAGGACTTGTTAGTCAAGAAACTCTGGGATTACTTGCTAAGGCAGAAGATTCCCAGTGGCTGTGTGAAGTCTATAGAGCAGGTGGTGGAATTAGAGTAACTATGCCACAGGGTGATGTAGTATACAAGTGTACACAGTCTGGTCAGTCTTGGACAGCGCACAGCCCTTTGGCCTCTAGCGGTTATCTGATTCGTATGTCTGAAAGTCAAAGACCTTACTGGGCACCAGTTGCTGGTGCTTTGCTCAAGGCTAATGTACAGATAGCAGCACCTGTTGAAGAACAGGAAGACAAGGCCGAGGTTCATGAGACAGAAGGTGACGGTAAACCACTTACACCCCCTAAGAAAATACCAGACGCTGAGTGGTGGGCTAAGCAACAAAAGAATAAGGTGTTAGTTAAAGGTCTACAGTTAGTAGAGAAGTTACTCAAGAGTGGAGTGGGTGCAGTAGGTCAGTCGAGTACTGGTACTATGGGACTTGGTATTGATTATGCTACCCCTATAGAATCACCTATGGGGCCTACAAACTTACATGATAAGAAGACTATGCCAGATTATGATGTGCGAGATATGGAAGAGGATTCTTCTATAGATGAAGATACTGAGGAAAAGAAAGAATCTAAACACATGACCGTGCCCACGGAAGAGGGTGTATTAGAAATAACAGAGGACTCTGCTGTATTCCGTACTTAGTTAAATAGTATGAGTGGTGTCTATAGAAACAATGACAGCCAGTTCCATGCTGAGAACCTCCCCGGTTAATCATGGCGGCAGCATTAATCTAATCAAGGCAGATAATGACTTGGTAATTGCTGGATATGCATCTGTAGAGATGGTAGACAAGCAAGGTGACCTAATTACTAGAGGCGCTTTGAAGAATGCTTTTGGCGACTTCATGAAAGCAGATGGTTACCGAAATGTACAACTCGCTCACTCTAACATACAAGTCGGAGAAGTAATTCCACAATACACTGACACTGACGGTCGTGTTTGGAAATCCGGTGTTGATGATGCTGGTATGTTCGTAGTCATTCAACTACGAGATGATATAGAAAAGGCAAGAGAAGTTGCCAAAGAGATTCGCAAAGGAGCCCTTAGAGGTTTCAGTATTGGAGGACAAGCATTCAAGAGAATGCGAAAGAGTGACCAATCACATGGTGACTATACAGAAATCTCCAAACTGGAACTACACGAGGTCACCATTTGTGAAAAAGGTATAAACCCGGAGGCGACATTCCGTATATTGAAGGAGGATACTGATATGACAGAAACAGATGCAATGACTGAATTGTCAAGTGTACTAGATAGATTGAATGGCCGCCTTGACGCAATGGAAAAGGGCGAAATGCCAGCAGGTCTTAAAGAACACTTGGATGACAAGAAAGACGATAAAGACGAAAAAGATGAGTCGAAAGACGAGGCGAAAGAAATGGCTGATAAAGACAAAGACGAAAAAATGTACGGTGCTGAGCACAAAGGTATGCATGGCGAAATGGCAAAAGGAGAATATTCCGATGTCATTTCTAGTGAATACTTGAACTGGATGGAAAACACCTTGAAATCACAAGGTGTTAACATCGGTGACGCAAGACATCATTTTGATAGTGTCTCCAAAGCCAACCTAGGTAGCACACCAGAAGCAATTGGTGACGGTGCTGACTACTTTGCTGGACAAGTTAAGGGAAGAGCCCAAGAAGGCGGAAACCCATCAACTGGTGCAGTTGGTAAACTTGGCAGCAGTGGCGGCGCAGTAGCAAAAGGCTACTTGCACCCAAGCACTGTTTCTTCTACTGATGTAGAAGCAGCCTATGAAGTATACAAAGCAGCGGCTCTTGAAGAACAATTCAAGAACAACCTAAGCGGAGTATTCGCTGACAGACTTAACAAAGAACTTACTTCAGAAGCACAAGCAAAAGAAGCCGCTTCCTTTGACGCAAGAACACCTCTTGCTAACATCGAAAAGGCTCTATCTGACTTGAGTTCAAGAATTGATAACATCTCCACTGCTGCTCCAGAAGCAACTATTCGTAAGAGCAGTGACATGTCCAGAGTTGAAATACCATCAGCCGAGGAACTTAACACAATGAGTTGGGATGATGTACACAGATTAGCAGGGAGCGTCTGGAACTAGATAAGGAGGAATATATATGGCAAGAAATTATATGAGAACAGTAAATGATATGGAGCGTTATTATTATGGCGCTGGGCAAAGTATGGGATATTCCTACAGTGGTTCTGAACTACTAAAGGCAGATGCACCTATGCTTTCCACTACAGCAGGAACATACCAAGCAATATACGGTAGAAAAGTATGGAGTCAATTGAACCAAGAGTTCAACGCATTCTCCATCCTACCTAAGAAACCTTGGGACCGAAGCGGATGGAGAGTAGTAACTTCTAAACCATCTGCTACTGTAAGCGGTGGAATAGCAGAGAACGGTACTCTACCTGACACACAAAAACCAACTTTCCAAAATGTTGCAGCAAAGCCAAAGACCGTTGCTCACTCATTCGATATGTCTGAGACAGCAATCTTCCTTAACGACAAGGATGACGGACTTGGCGACATTCGCTCAGTATTGAAAGAAGAAATGGGTAAGCACCACGCAGAGATGATTAACGGTATGCTACTAACTGATGTCGACAC